CCGTCTATATCCGCCCAACAAAGACTAAAGGCGGCATCATGCTGGCCGATTCTACCCGCGATGAAGACAAATATCAGGGAAAAGTCGGCATGATCATCAAGATGGGTCCAGAGGCTTTCGTCGATCCAACCAATAAATGGTTTGCCAATGTCGATGTGAAGGTTGGCGATTGGGTTTATTTCCGTGTTTCAGACGGATGGTCGCTCAATGTCCATGGCGTTCAATGCCGAATGATTGACGATACCGACGTTCGTGGTCGCATCGAATACCCAGACGAGATTTGGTAAGGAGAAAACCATGTCAGAAGATCCAAAAGACGAAAATCTGAACGAAATTGAGCAGGAAATTGAAGTCGTAACCGAAAATGACGACAAAATTGAAGCCAAATCAGACAGTTTTGATGAATTAAGTCCTGAAGACGGCATTAAACAGCTTAAAGAGCGTTTGGAAGCTGAAAAGCGAGCCAGAGAGAACGCAGAACGCATGGCTTATGAGGCTCGCGTTCAAGTTCAACAGGCCCAACGCAGCGTTCAAGACACAGATCTCAATCTGATTGTCAGCGCAATTGAGACCACACGACGGAATTCAGAAATTCTGAAGTCTGCATATGCGGAAGCGATGACTATCGGTGATCACCGCAAGGCTGCTGACATTCAGGAAGCGATTTCTCTCAACTCCAATAAACTTTATACGCTTGAGAACGGAAAATCTTCTCTTGAGGCTAAGTTAAAGCAGCCTGTCGAACCGATTAAGCCACCTGTTTCAGATCCGGTCGAGATGATTGCGTCTCAACTTACGCCTCGCTCCGCTGCTTGGATCAGGGCACACCCAGATTTGGTGTCGAATGAAAAGGCTTATCAGCGCATGATTGGCGCTCATAACCTTGCCGTCGGTGATGGCTACGTTCCCGATACAGATGCCTATTTTGAAGCCTTGGAAAACACACTAGGTGTCAAAAATCAGCAAAAACCCGCTGAAGTTGTGCAGGAACAAGCCACTTCAACTGCTGCTGCTCCGGTTCAAAAGCGTCAATCGGCTCCGATTTCCGCTCCATCGTCTCGCGTCGCATCAACTTCGTCTGGAAAGCCAAACACTGTCCGGTTGAACCGTGATCAGCAGGAAATGGCGACCATTATGGGGATGACGGCTGAAGAATACGCTCAAAACCTTTCTTCGCTGCGTCGTGAAGGCAAGATTAACTAAAGGAGATGACTATGACAGAAGAATTCAAAATCGAAAAAGCACCTCGCAAACCAATGCGTTCTGAAATGCGGGACGAAAGTCCTGTAGAACGTGCAAAACGTCGTGCGGCTGAAATTAAACAGCATGGTGCTTTCAGCATTGAAGACAATATCGACAAGTTTTACATCAATCCTGATGATGTTCCAGAGGGTTGGTCGTATGAATGGAAGCGTTTAACGCTTTTGGGCAAGGAAGATCCGTCGTATCAGGTCAATCTTGCTCGAACAGGTTGGGAAGCAGTTCCTGCTGAAAGGCATCCTTCCTATATGCCTGAAGGAAATTTCCGTCATATTGAGCGAGATGGCATGATTTTGATGGAAAGGCCCAAGGTATTGACAGATGAGGCCCGTAATGTAGAATCCCGTCGTGCTAGAAACCAAGTTCGCGCTAAAGAAGAGCAACTTAGTAGCACACCGTCAGGGACTATGACGCGAGAGCATCAGAATGTCAGACCTACGGTCAAGAAAAGTTATTCGCCTATTCCAGTTCCTGGGGACGAATAATCTTCAAAATCTGCCCTATGGGAGGCGGATTAAATTCATTTGGTTTGCAGTGCTTGGCGCATAGCAAGCTGTTCTTTCCAACATGGAGAAACCGTCATGGCGAATACAAGTGCGCCTTTCGGCTTTCGTCAGGTCAGCGGAACAGGTTCTGCACCGACCTACGAACAGGTAACGATGTCAATTGCCTCCAATAACTCGACAGCCATTTATTATGGTGATGCCGTAGTTCCCGTTACAGGCAGTGCGACCGGATATATCAAACAGGCAACGGCTTCGACCGTCGCTCTCGCAGGTATTTTCTATGGTTGCAAATATACTTCAACCTCCCAGAAGCGCACAGTTTGGTCGAACTATTGGCCAGGCAGTGATGCAACAGGGAACGTGGATGCTTACGTTGTCAACGATCCTAACGCGAAATTCGTCGTTCAGGCTGGTGGAACAAACGTCGGCTTCGCAACCATTGGTCAGAACATTCAGTTGAATGTCGGAACAGGCAATTCTGCAAGCGGAATTTCTGGAATGTATGTTGAGTCCCCTGCGACTACAGCTACTCTTCCATTTCGTGTTGTTGACGTTGTCACAGCGCCTCCTGGAGCAAATGGATCGGACAGCACAGCAGCTTATAACTATGTGATTGTTCAGTTCAACAATACGCTCACACGCGCTTCTGGCGCTCAGACTGGTATCTCGTAAGGAGTAAAGTGTCATGGCTGTTAATCTCTCAGCAATTAAAGACCTACTCCTTCCTGGACTTCGGGGCGTAGTAGGCAAGTATGAGATGATCCCATCTCAATACGATAAGATCTATACGAAGCACGAATCACGCATGGCGCTTGAGCGCACTGCTGAAATGCGCTTCTTGGGTCTTGCTCAGTTGAAGACTGAAGGCGGTCAGACGCAGTTTGATAACTCGTCTGGTGAGCGTTACGTCTACAACCAAGAGCATACTGAAATTGGTCTTGGCTATGCGATCACTCGCAAAGCAATCGACGACAACCTGTATAAGACACAGTTTATGCCGTCGAACCTTGGACTTATTGAGTCGTTCCAACAGACAAAAGAAATCTATGGAGCGAATATCCTCAATACGGCTACGACCTATAGTTCATCGGTTGGTGGTGACGGTGTCGCGCTTTGCTCGACAGCACATCCTATCGATGGATCGACAGTAGCTAACAAGTTCACGACAGAACTTGATCTCAACGAAGCATCGCTTTTGAACGGCATGATTGCTGTTCGCACGAACTTCAAAGATCAGGCTGGCTTGAAGGTGTTTGCTCGCGCTCGTAAGTTGGTCATTCCTCCGCAGTTGGAGCCAATCGCAATTCGTCTTACAAAGACAGAACTGCGTCCAGGCACTGCAGATAATGATGTCAATGCGATAATGACAACTTCAGGCGGATTGCCAGAAGGTTACATTGTCAACGACTTCTTGACCTCTTCGTATGCTTGGTTCTTGCTGACCAACATCGATGGTCTCGCATATATGGAACGTGTGAAGTTCGAAACAGATATGCAAGTCGATTTTGTGACTGATAACCTTCTTGTTAAGGGCTATGAGCGCTACTCGTTCGGTTACTACAACTGGCGAGCGATCTTCGGTTCGTTCCCAACTTCGTAACTTAAAGGAGAAGGCAATATGTCTATTTCAGCATTCTCCGGCCCAGTAATCTCTTTCGGCCAGCAAACCGTTGGCAGTTTAACAGATTACAATCCAGAACTTGCTCCGTCCCTTTTTTGGGGCGGTGCTGGCATCCTTGATCCTCGTAACAACTTCAGTTACACGCCAGGACAGAATTTCGGTTCTCCAACTTGCGGGTTCTTAGGCTCAACGAGTATCACAACCTACGATTACAATCCGACTGTTGCAGCGGCGGCGGCAATTTCCGCAGCGGCGGCAGCAGTAGCAAATACAGCAGTAACTCTTGTTTCATCGAACTCTTCGACGACAGGTGTTGCGGTCAGCCAAGCCATTATTAATTCAAATACTGGTTCGGCGGTAACTGGCCTTCTTGCTCTGGATGCTTGCACTCAAGTTAGTGGCTACATTTCAAATGGAACTAGCGGAACGGCTGGTAACATTTTGATTGTTTCGACTGCTTCGGCTGCGTTGCTTTCTGCGGGTATGATCATCTCCGGCACAGGCGTTACATCTGGCACACAAATTTTGGGTCCAGGCCCATCTTTGAACGTGTCCAACGGTGGGCCTGGCGCTGGTTTCACTGGCACATACTACGTCAGTGGCGCAGATCAGGCAGCAGGAACAAGTGGTTCGCCAATCACGATTACCGCTACGATCAGCAATTCTACAAATGACGGTGTTTCAAACTCTCGTTTTGGTTTCGGCCAAGCGGACACTGTTCAGTTGTGGAATCCGCAGTGTCTTAGCGCTCGTAATGTGACCATTACTCCTGCGTCGGCTGGCAGTGCGGTCAATTGGACAGTGCGTGGTTATGACATTTACGGATACCCAATGTCAGAAGTCATCGCAACTGCTGCTGATTCGACGCTAGTAGCTGGCAAAAAAGCGTTCAAGTATATCGCGTCTGTCACACCAAGCGCGACATCAACTGGAACGCATTCTGTTGGCACTGGTTCTGTGTTTGGTTTTGCTCTTCGTTCCGATACATTTGGTGATGTTCTCATCAATTATGCGGCATCGACTCAAAATCCAACCTTGATCACAGCAAATACAAACTATGTTGCATCGGTTCAAACCTACGCAACAACGACAACCGGAGACGTTCGTGGAACTTATACCTCGACGGCAGCGGTTGGAAACAGGTTTGTATTCCGTCAGTCACCACAACTTTACAATGTCGGGTCAAGTGTTGGCCTGTTCGGCGTAACTCAAGCGTAAGGAGACCTGATATGAAGGGTCATAAAGCACACCACTATGGTCACGAGCCACACCATAAACATCCTCGCGCTGAACACGCAAAGGGTGGCAAGACGGGTGGCGACCATCCAAAAGAAGGTCACTTCGCTAAAGACGAAGCCCCTAAAGAAGTCTATGCTGGCTCTGGCTCGCATGTCGTCCACGAGGCTGAAGAAAAGAAGCGTGGTGGTCGCACGAAACGCAAGCATGGTGGACATGTCCACGGCATGGCTGCGAAGCATCGTGCAGATCGTCCGGCTCGCAAGAGCGGCGGTCGTTCAGGTTCGAACATGAACCCACTTTCGTCTGCACATGCTGGCAAGGAGCCTCCTAGCCATCATTCTTACGAAGCTGAAGACTAAGATTGGCGGGGGCGAAAGCCCCCGTTTTTCCTTGGAGGTTTGAATGTCAAAAAGTCCGGCTTGGCAAAGATCAGAAGGCAAATCTCCTTCTGGTGGGCTAAATGAAAAAGGTCGCGCATCTGCTCGCGCTGAAGGCCACCATTTAAAAGCGCCTACAAAAGATTCTAGTAATCCTCGTCATTCTTCATTTTGTGAAAGAATGACAGGTATGAAAAGGAAGCTAACAGGTTCTGCCAAAGCAGCAGATCCAGATAGCCGCATTAATAAATCACTCAGAAAATGGGGATGTTAATGTCTGAGAAACCATTTTGGGAAACTAAACTTCCTAAAGACCATCACGAAAAGCATTTGTCTAAAAAACAAAAAGAATCTGCAAAGGCTCGCGCTCGTGCCTCTGGCAGACCTTGGCCAAATTTGGTAGACAATGCAGCAGTATCTCGCAAAACTAGGGGCAAATAATGCGTCCAATAACAGTTCAAGTTGGCCCATTGGCCGCAGCAAGTGCAAATAACATTTGCCTTTCTCAAACTCCAACAGCAGCAGCCGGATTTACAATCAATGGCGCTCTTGCTTCTGGCGGTGTAGCTACATTGGACACACCTCGTCGAGTTTTGATCACTCCTTCGAGCGACGAATCAGCAAAAACTTTTACGATTATTGGGACATCAAGCGCTGGTGTTTCTCAAACTGAAGTTATTTCTGGAACAAACGCTACTGCGTTTTATACAAACCTTGATTTCAAAACTGTTACATCGATTAAAATAAGTTCTAATGCTGCGGGTGCTATTACTGTTGGAACAAACA